CTCTGACTCTGCCTCTTCTTCTGACTCTGCCTCTTCTTCAGACTCTTCTTCTGACTCTGCCTCTTCTTCTGACTCTGCCTCTTCTTCTGACTCTGCCTCTTCTTCTGACTCTGCCTCTTCTTCTGACTCTGCCTCTTCTTCTGACTCTGCCTCTTCTGACTCTGCCTCCTCTTCAGACTCTGCCTCTTCTTCTGACTCTGCCTCTTCTTCTGACTCTGCCTCTTCTGCCTCCTCTTCAGACTCCGCCTCTTCTTCTGACTCAGCCTCTTCTTCTGACTCTGCCTCCTCTTCTGACTCTGCCTCTTCTTCTGACTCTGCCTCCTCTTCTGACTCTGCCTCTTCTGCCTCCTCTTCTGACTCTGCCTCTTCTTCAGACTCAGCCTCTTCTTCAGCCTCTTCTTCAGACTCAGCCTCTTCTTCTGACTCTGATTCAAGTTCTTCTTTACATTCTTCAGATTCTTCTTCAGATTCTTCTTCAGATTCTAGTGGGTCTGCTAAGAGTTTCTCATCAGTATCAGAATCTCAAGCACAACTCATTGGCGTCGGGTAATGTGTTGAAACGAAAAAATAACGACTATGAAGAACCTAACTGACTGGTTTGATCGCGTTTACGTGATCAACTGCGCTCATAGACCAGACCGTCTTGAAGAGACGAAGAAGCATCTTGAAGAGACTAGAATGGCGGACAACGACAAGGTCCACTATTATCCTGCTATAATCGGTGACTGGGTAACTCATCCTGCCGATTGGGGTTCCGGTAGAGGAGCGTGGGGTTGTCTGCGTTCTCACCAAAGAATTCTGGAAGATGTCCTCCACGCTAGAGATGATCGTCATATGATGACTTTAAATAATGTTTTGATACTGGAAGACGACGTCATATTCAAAGAAGACTCTTTAGAGAAGCTTAACGAGTTTATGGAAGATGTGCCGGAGGATTGGGGGCAGATTTATTTAGGTGGTCAGCACCGCAGGACTCCTAAAGATACAGACATCCCTAATGTTAGAATTGGTAATTCTATTAACCGGACACACGCACACGCAATCAACGGGTCTTCAATAACAGCAGTCTACAGACACATATCTTATGCGACGGACTACCGGAATACTAACAAGCACGTTGACCACCAACTTGAAGTAGCGCATCGACGTAAGGACTGGCCCGTTTACTGCCCGAAAGAGTGGATCGCAGGCCAGAGAGCTGGTTCGTCGAATATCAGTGGTAAGGTGAACGAGACTAAGTTTTGGTAATTATGGAACAGTTCCACAGTCGTAGTGATTTAGTTAGGGGGTTAAAGGGAGTGGGGGTTGAGCTGGGCGTAGCTAATGGATGGTTTTCTGATAGAATCCTTAGATGCAGTAACTTAAATAAACTATACTCTATCGATATGTGGGCGGGGGATAGAGGACACGATTTTCAACAATACAATAAAGCACTAGAGCTTCTAAGTATCCACGGGGAGAGGAGTGCTGTGGTGAGAGCTAAATTCCAAGAAATAGTAAATCAATTTGATGATGGGTATTTTGATTTCATATATATAGACGGATATGCCCATTCAGGACAAGACTCAGGTAAAACTTTAAATGATTGGTGGCCAAAACTTAAAAAGGGGGGTTTATTTTCTGGTCATGATTATTCCTACAGTAGGTGGCCTGATACCTTTAATAAGGTCAACGAATTTCTAAATAAAGAAGATTTGAAATTAATGGGTGTTACTAAAGACAAAGACCCATCATGGTATCTTAGAAAGCCACCACTTGCAGAACCGTTGCCCGATGTACTTCTAATAGGGAATAGCCCGCTAGCATTATCTGATAAAAGGGGCAAAGAAATTGACGAGTTTCAAGGTGAAGTTGTGCGTTTTAATAATGCAGTAACTAAATCATACGAAGAAAAATTAGGTTCGCGAACTGATGTGTGGTGTACGTGGGGTGGTTGCCCAAGTCCTAATAGCGACATGGCTAAAACAAAAAAAATTCTTTTTAGTATCCCCTTAAAATTCAACAAGAAATGCTTAGACGCATGGGGGTCGTTATCGAATTGGGAAAGGGAAGTAGTTCATGAGGACTCATTTTATCGGGCAAAACATCAAATGAATTATCACCCTAGTAGTGGGGCAATCGCCGCTTCTCATTACATAAACAAAGGGCAAAAAGTGTATATCTATGGTTTTTCTCACTTCGATAATTCATTTAGCCATCATTACTGGAATTCTAATGTGGTGAACAGGGACCACTCTCCAGCAAAAGAGAAGGAATGGTTCTCAAAAAAGATCTCTCAAGGTCTTATTCACCCACTGTAATCTCTTTAAACAGCCCTATTTCTCAGTGATTGACTTTACTTTAGCCTAATTGTAAGGTTATCCCATGCCAGCTTTGACCGTAAAGGCCGTAACTAAAGCCTTATCAGAATACGTCCGGCCTGACGAAGACCTTGTAGCCAAGCTGAACTTAGTCATGCCCCGCCTCTACGCGATGGGGATGTGGAAGGATCTACTCTATGACTGGTCTATTGAGACTACGAACGATTATTTCGCGTTGCCTGAGCATTCTGAGAGCCTTTTAGGGGCTATGCTACAAGATTCTCCGGTAGAAGCCCGTTCTCAGTGGCATGATTACCGGATTGGGGGCTATGCGAAGGCAGGCCCCTCACCTATTTTTGGGGTCGTCGATGATGGTTACCACCCCACAAAAGAGGATATAATTTATGAGACCTTGAGTGATGGAGACTTAGTCGTAGTAAATCACGTTCAACCCGCGACAAATCTACCTTCAGAAGGGTCTATTACTATAGTTTATGGGCGCAGCACAGACTCTGTGTTCGGGGAAGACTCTGTCGCGACCCATACATTTAATCTAAATGGGTCGCAATTATCTACTCCTAGTTCAGACATCTCTAGTATCAAATCTATTAGTTTTGAAGACGTTCCAGAGTCAGTTAAGGTCTGTTATGACTACCAAGCAGCAGGGTCTGATTCTGTAACAATTACACTAGCCGTAGTCAAAGGCGACGGCGTAGCTCGCTACCGTCGATTCCGGTTTAGTAATCCTTCCGCTGAGGTTAAGAATATAAAGCTTCTACTCAAGCGGGCGTGGGAGCCAGTCCTTGTTCAAGACGATCTAATCTATTTAGGCAATCTAAATGCTATTAAACACGGCCTTTTAGGTATGTTAGCGGAGGATAATGCAGATTTAGAACGCGCTCAATACCACTGGACGATCTGCCAAAAGCTTCTGGACGAGGAGCTAGACGCTGCCAGAGGAGCCGCTAAACCACGAGTTTCTCTAGACCCGTCAGGGTCTAGGTCCACAATCCCCAATATAATCTAAAATGTTTCAACACCTCACACACCCTATATCTGGTATCGTTGGTTCCGCCATCGCTTTCATGTCAACCTTACCAGAGAATCTGGATATGGGTATCCAACTGCTCTCGACTTTTCTCGGCTTGATAATCGCCGTCCTCTCTGCTATAACGGCAGTTGAAAAATTCCGCAACCGCAAGAAATGATTGATTACATTTTAGAAAACAAAGAGCAACTCTTCGGGGTTGTCACCGCCGTCATTGCAGCCGCGTCCGCTATCGCTGCCCTTACACCGACGCCGAAGGATGATACCTTTATCGGTAAGGCATACAAGATCGTTGACTGGCTCGCGCTTAACGTGTTCAAGGCCAAAGATAAGTGATTAAACTGCTCACTGAGCTGATCAAGGCATACGTAGCTATGCTTAACTGGAAAAGAAGGCGACATATTTATGAACTGGAAGACGAAATCGACGATCTCGCTGCTGACGGCTCTCCTGCTGCCAAGCTGCGTATCGAGAGGCTATCGCGACGCCTCCGCTTTGAACAGAAGTGCGCTCTACGATCCACCAACAGTGACCTTAATTAACGGGGCTGAGTATCGGTTTAAGGAAGGCACCTTCGTCGGCAGTGGTCAGAAGTTCCACAGTGACTACAGCTACCGCCGCGCTATTATTATTGGTAAATGAAGCCAAGCGAAATACTCGACAAGATTTTAGAATTAGTAGCCGCTTACAGAGTGGCTAAAGCTGCTAAACGTAAGAAGGTCAAGAAGCTAAAAAAAGTCGCTATTTGTGTCGGACACAGCCGGATCGGAGATAAAGGCGCAAACTCTGTCGGGGGTGTGGACGAGTGGACTTACAACAAGAAGGTCGCAGACCTGTTGCAGAACCACCTACGCCATCAAGGAATTGATTCGGTTGTCTTTGACGATTATCCGTCAGAAAGCTACGGACGTGCGATGGATTGGATTGCACAGAGCGTAGCAAAAGAAAAATGCGACATTGCGATTGAGCTGCATTTTAACAGTTACTCCAGCTCTAAGGCTGAGGGCTACGAATACCTCTACTACCACACGAGCAATAACGGACGACGTTTAGCCGAGTGTTTTAGTAAAGCGCAATCCGAAACTTTTAAGGTGCAGAAAAATAGGGGCGTAAAAGCAATTGAGTCTGACGGTCGTGGGGCTGGGTTCTTGAGAAGCGTCCCACCACCTGCCGTGATCTGCGAGCCTTTCTTCGGAAGTTCTCCGAAGGAATGGATTCTCTTTGACTCAAAGCACTCACTACTAGCCGACACATACGCACAAGCGATTGTCGAATACTTTAACAACGCATGAGAAATTACCGAAAAGAATACGATAACTATCAAGGTAAACCAGAACAGAAAAAGAATCGGGCCAGCCGTAATGGCGCACGTCGTAAGATGAAGAAGATTTTAGGTAAGCGGGTCAAAGGCAAGGACGTTGACCATAAGGACGGGAATCCGAAAAACAACTCGCGTCAAAATTTAAGATTACTCAGCAAATCAAGGAACAGGTCTAGAAAGTGAAATCGCTAAAATCAGTCATGATCGCTGGTCAGCGGATCAAGATCCAAAAGGCTGAGTTAGATGATTGCTACGGACAGTATTTACACGAAAAACGAATAATCCAGTTGCACAAGAAATTACCAGAAAACGAAATAATACCAACTTTACGTCATGAAATGTTACACGCCGCCTTCCATATCTCAGGCATCTCGTTCTGCGAGAGCTTCCAAGAAGAAGCATGTATCCGTTGCATCGACGAGGTTTTCTTTCCGGCCTACGAACGAATCCTTAAACGCTTAAAATAATGAGTAAAAGAAAAGTTCTCAAGAAAGTTAAACGTAAGAAATCTAAGTCTCGCGTTAACGAAGCAGGAAACTATACGAAGCCTAAGATGCGTAAGCGTATGTTTAGAAGAATTTTAGCAGGAACAAAAGGCGGTAAAGCTGGCCAGTGGTCAGCCCGCAAAGCGCAGTTACTAGCAGCACGATATAAAAAAGCAGGAGGAGGATACAGAAACTAATGAAAAAAGAAGATTTTAAACCACACATGATGTATGACAAAAACGGTAAAGGTTATATGGCCGAAACCTATGGACAACATTTAGCTATGTCTAAAAAAGGATACAAACACAAGAAAACAGCAAAAAAGTCTTCTACTAAAAAGAAGGTTAATAAAATAATTAGTAAGCGGTCTACTCCTAAGTCTGGATACTGATGCCAAAACGTAGGTCACAGAGATCTCTCGAAAATTGGACGCGGGAGAAATGGGGAACCAAATCCGGTAAACCGTCTTTGGAGACAGGTGAACGGTATTTGCCAAAAGCTGCGCGTGAAGCTTTAACCGACGAAGAGTATGCCCGAACTAGTCAGAAGAAAAGAGAAGGCATGAAGGCAGGTAAACAACACGTTAAGCAACCTAAAGGTATCGCGGAGAAGACCGCGAAGCATAGAAAAACGGCTAAGATTCTGAAGAACATACGCCGTAGAAAAGGTAAATTTTGAGTCGTTTCATACTCTACGAACCTACGCCAGAAGATGTCGCTGAAGCGTGCCGTAGGTCTGACGCCTTAGGAAATCTCAGGACATCGTTCACTAACGGTAAAGGAAACATGACTGGCTTCTTAGGTGAGGTCGCTTTTGAAAAAACTTTCAAGCAGTTCGACTACGTAGGAGATAAGTCTTACACTCACGACTACGAGTATAAAGGTCTGAAGGTTGACGTTAAGGCTAAGAGCTGCAACACCCCACCTAAGCTAAACTATAATGCTTCCGTAGTCAGGACTAAGTTTAGCAAATTTGAAGCCGACGTTTATTTCTTCATGCGAGTTCACAAAGGTCTGCGGAAAGTATGGCTCTGCGGATGGTCCCCTAAGAAATCCATCATACATAAGAAACGATTCAACGAGAGAGGCGAGCGCGACGCCGACGGATTTCGATTCAAAGCTGACGGCTACAACATAGAGATCAAGAGAACTCGTCGGCCAGACGCTTTCGAGTCACTCCTCCTCCGGCGGTAGGCAGTTATGGTGGATGTGGCCTGTCTTTTTATAAACGGGCCTTATACCGTTAGGAGCGACGAAATCTACAAACTCACTGAGAGGAGCATCTAAGTAAGCATCTATAACAGACGGGTCACCCCCAATTTGTTCTAAAATCTGCCGAAGTTCCATCCAGAACTCACCGCAAAGTTCCTGCCTCCTGATCTGAAGATCTTCGTTTGTCATCCGCTGTATAACCTATATCGTAAATCTCACTCAGGTCAATGCTCCACAATTTACCGCCGCCTTGTCCTTGAGAAATAACAGGGCGGATCTTGTTATTGACTCGGCTCGCCTCTTCAAGAGTTATCATCCCCCTTCGACAAAACTCCAGATTACGAGAAGAACCTACGTCACGCCCGTTGTTCAACTCGTGGAGCGCCACTTGAAACTCCGTAAGAGTCCCGCTCCATAGGTCCAAGTCAGGGTAAACTTCTCGGCAACGCTTGGCGAAGAACTCGACCAACTCTGCTATCGAACTGCGGCTGCTGTTATCATAAGCGGCATCTGCAATAGTAGGCTCGATGTATGACTTAACTCCGAACCGACCAACATCTTCAACTTCTTTAGGGATCTGCCAGTCGAGTAGGAACTTACCAAAGTGCGGCAGTTCTTGTTCGATGGTAGCTTCTAGCTGGGCGTTAGGTGGGAATGATGTTGTAGAGGAGTCAGCAATCAATAAGGCCATGAGCTTATCACGATTACTGGTGTCCAAAGAAGGGATCACCGACAGTGAATTAGCATCCATGTTTAGTGATAGTATCACTCGGCCAGTCCAAGGAATCGACATTGCATCTGCATACTTGGCCATATACTCGACTCTCGGATTAGCTACCGCACGCTTGAGCAACTCAGTCGCACGTCTCTGGTCTTGAAAGCTAGCTGCTGAGGTCGTATCGTCTATAACCCAAGAGGCGACACGACCTAAGTCTTTGTTAAACTTCGTCTGACCTGACAGATAATCAGACGCATCAGAGAAACCCCCAACGAGTCCGCTGATAATTTTGTTCGACAGTAGTGACTTGCCACGACCTGTTGGCCCGACCAGCAGCAGAGCTTGTCCCTGTAACGGAACCCTATCCAAGACAGCGGTGTAGAAACGCTGCATCCACGAGTAAAAATAATCTAGGGCTGAGTTCTTTGAGCTATCCACAAATAGCTGATTAAGCCATTGATAGAGGAACGGCCACTTTGATGGGTCACCGTCGGCGTCAGGGTCAACTGGAACTAAGTTAGAGCAGTTGAGAATCCGGCTCGCGTTGTAAGATACGATGCGCTCGTTTGAAAACACGACAGGAGCAATCTCGTCAATGCGATTATTGTTACTGATAGTCAACCACGCACTCTCTACTTCACTAACTCCTTGACCTTTTTTAACTCTAGTCGAGAAGCCCGCCTGACGTAGTTCTAATAAAAGTTGATCTTTAGGTATCGAGACTGCATTTCCGTATAGTAGCTTGAAAAAGCTTTTCCCATTAAACCAGTATTCGTCGAGTAGGTTAGCTAGCTTCTTGGTCTCGTAGTCTTTGACAAATGAGCTACCAAAAATATCAGACCAACTCATGAATCCTTTACCAGCTCTGTCGCTATAACAGACGATGCCGTCTTCCACAACCTGACAGCCGTCGCGGTTGATGCCGTCATCTATCCAGAACAATGGTCCTCTGGCTCCAACTTCAAAATCACCGAACCACCGATTCGGGAATCGGGATTCGACTTCCTCCGCTATGACGGGGATGGGGATGGTGGTATCCGAAGTCTCAGGTGGTTTAGAGTTTACAGCTTTTGAAAGGGCGGCATGGACAATGTCCATTGTGACTGGGTCATTTGTTTTCTGCCAATCCTCACCTAACTCAAAATATTGATTAGCTCTAAAAGACGTAGTATCAAAACCAGCAAACAATTTGCTAATCTTTAGCGTGAGGTTCATCGCCGATATAAAAGAATCGAACATCGAAGGGTCTATAGGAATCGACTCTTCAAACTCCCACACCAAACGAAGATACCCGCTGTATGTTTTAGAGGACCAAGTTGGTTTTATCGTTCCCGCACAACTTGTATTTAGTTTTGTTTCAAACGAATTCCAATCAATAGGTGAGTCATAGTCAGCAACAATACCGTGAATTTTGTGGACTGGGTTGTCGCCGCTAATTCTTTTACTAGGCGCACGGCCTTCCATCGTCGAGTAAAATACGTGATTTGTTTTAGGGTCACTACACCACTCACGATAATTGGCTTTTGATTTAAATTTTGGTTTTTTAGTCGGGAACTTACTGAGGTCATCTGTCTTGGATGTTTTTGTGTCGCGTAGGTTACGCAAATATCTGTAGGTCATTATTTTTGGTATTGGGTTAGAATTTCTCCCTCTGCATCCAGAGGAATATCGCTAATCCACTCAGGAGGAGTGGACATAATTTGGGTAATTTTTTGTAGGGTTTCTTCAGCTTTATCTTCATCACACTCGCAGATTACTTCATCATGAACGTGGAAGATAATATTTATGCCTGCCTTGTCGATCTCTAACATCATGAAACTAAAAATATCTCTGGCCAAAGCCTGCGAGAGATTCTCAGCGAGGACTCCACCCCATAGTTTCATGATGCGTTTCTGACCATTTCGGTTAATACTGGAGACAAACTGGATTCGTCCTTGGGCCAGAGTCTTGCGAAGATTGCCGTAATTAAGAGACCTTCCTGACGGGAGTGTCAGAGATAGGCGACCAGCATTATATGCTTTATCGACTTCCTTGTCCAGTTTCTTCCAGTAGCGGGGAACCTTTGCGATCTTCTTCCGATAAAGATTGACAGCATCTTTGGCTTCTTGCTGAGGCATATCGTACATCTCAGCAAACCGATTAGCACCTGCACCGTAGCCGCACCCTAATACAAGAGCCTTAACTTTGTGTCTCAGCTTGGCGTCTTCCTTCTTCAGGACTCCCCTATCTTCAGACCACAGACCGAACTGGATTGCGAACGCTTCGTAGATATCATCCGAAGCTTCGATTGCGTCCATTGTCTCTCGGTCTCCTGATAGCCAGCACAGCGTGCGGACTTCGATCTGCGAGAGGTCAACAACGACTAGCTTCTTACCTTCAGGAGCAGTAATCAAGTTACGCATGTTGACTCCGAACATACCCTCTCTAGGCAAGTTCTGGAGGTTCAGGTTCCCGCCGCTCCCGCTAAAGCGTCCGGTGTGTCCTCCAAAATACATAATCCCGCCGTAGTATCGGTTGTCCGGCATAGTAGCGTGGTCGAAACTTTCGAGCTTTTTCTTAATCGTGTTGATGCGTCGCCAGTTCGTTACGGCCTCGATCCATTTGTATTTGTGGCCGTGCGCGAGTATCCATCTCTGGGCATCGACATCAGTTTTAGCGAGAGAAGCAGGAGGCTCGATGCCAAGCTGGATGCAGTGTTCATCAAATGCTTTCCGGCTCAATAGAGGCTTTTCGTCAGCCCAAGGAATCGACTTCTCAGTTTCAAAGATGAGTTCATTGATTGTCTCTTTCGCTTTACGGAGAGCGTCTATATCAATAGGGATTCCTCTTTGAACGATTCGTCGGTTGGTAACGCTGATGTCTCGCTCAAACTGAGACCACTTAGACTCATAAGCCTTCCATAGACGGAGACAGAGAACAGAATCTTTGATGGCGTATTCTTCTACTTCCTTCTGAAACTCCTTAGTCATACCGGCCCACGTCTTACCAGACATGTTATCACGGGTAGATTTGGAGATCTCTAAGTCGAAAGCTTCCGCAGTTGAGTTCTTCAATGATCGTGGCAAACCCACAGCAGCAGCCATGTCAGCAGTGCAGTGCCATTCGGCGGGTTCTACTTTAGGCCACCAACCATAATTAATGCCGTAGAGGTAAAGTGTTTCATCAAATGATGCGTTATGGGACAGGACAATATTGCCGTTAAGCATCGGCCAGTCAAAATTTTCAGGGTGGCCAACCCATTCGTATCCGTCATCTCCGACGACACTCACCATATAAGCGTCGAAGTCGTAATGAGAAAAATATCCTAACGGGCCGAGCTTCCGTATGGAGCAGTGCTTGTCGTAATAGGTCTCAAAGTCTAAGGCGTATGTATTCATATAAGTTTATTTGTGGGCAGAAAAAAGCCCACCGCAAAGGGAAGAAAAGAAAAACTCTGCGGCGGGCTTGCTTTCTAACGACTATTCTTTCGATTCCAAATCTAATTCAGTCTGCTCACCAGTAACATGCTGGAGTGCTTCCCGAACTACCCTCAACTTTCTCAAGTTGGCTCCGACTTGGGAGAGCTGATCCTCGACTTCAGCGATCATGCCGTCGAGCATCGTGATCTCTTCGAGAAGGAGATCGCGGGTTTTTTGTTCTTTCTCTTCGTCAGTCATAACTAAGCTCCGAGAAAGTTTTTAACAAATGCGGTAACAGCTTCATCGGCTTCTTCCTTAGTCACGGTAAGTGATGGATTAAACCAAGTGTATTTACCCTTACTAAGTTCTTCAGACACGAAGTTCCATACTTTGCTGTGAATAGGGATTCCAGACTGAAGAGCGGCGAATGTCGCAAGACGCTTGTAGGTTGAACGGTATGCGTTCTTACCTACATTAATCTTACCCAACGCATAGTTGTGGTCGCCGATAGGTAACTGAAACGCCTCGTCATTTTCACTACCTTCAGGCTGACGCATGAGGAGAGTGATCTCAGCGAACTCGGTCATATCCCACTCTGACTCGGCTGCAATAGCGTCAGATTCGGATTTGGACCAAGCGATGCGGGGGATGTCCTCTTCATCGAAGGGGATGTTCTCCCGCCAGCCCTTCTGGGCAGCGACAGTGATCGTCTTAACCGGAGTGTCCGGTGGAGCGATCTCATATGTCTTGTCGAAAAGAATCGATCCAACTGGGGCGTCAGACTGAGACATCTTCTGGCAAACATTAATACGTGGAATCTCGATGTCCTCTACGTCGATTTCGATTCCGCTTACGTTGGTGGAGAGACCAGTGTTGGTCTCGGCAGCAACGACTTCTTGGGTTTTGGTTTTAGCCATAATATCAATTATTGGTTTGGTTTATTGAGTCGCGACACTGTGTCGTTCGTCGGATGTTTCTACGATTCCTGCATCTTCGCATTCGTCGAGGAAAGGTTGTTTGCTATCGGCTCCCGCTTTCTTGGCAACCTTGGCGAGCGGGATGTTAACTTGATCAAGTAACGTGTCGAGATCTATTCCATGTTTTTTTGCAATTTTTACAAAAGTAGCATTGTCGGAGATTTTTCGGGTTCGTCCCATCGAGCGAAGTTTAAGCCCGTCAAGCTTCTCGCCGTCTTTCAAAGCAGCTAACGTCTTCTTCTTAATAGACATAGACCAGTTCTCCACAATCTTCGCGATGTTGAATAGCTCAGAGAGTCTAGCTGGATTGTCAACGTCAGTCGGATCAATGTCTGGCAACGTGGTATCTAGTTTCTTAGCTACGCTGATAACGAGTCCGCCTAACGCAGGACAAGTATCTTCGTGCTTACAAAAACGACAATACTGAGTCGGGGTGCATTCCTCTAGTTCAGGTGTGCCAGACTCCCACTTAGGTCTAGTCTCTTCGCCAGCCTTGATCACTCGGCTAAGGTCTTCGACCAGAGTAGGGAGATCGTCTCGCGTAAACGTGTGGTGAAGGGTCGCATTGTGTTGCGGCACGTAGAACGCGAAGACGATCTCCTGAATGTCTGGATACTTCTGAAAGGCTCCAGTCGTATAAGCTTTGGCTTGCCAGTTCTTATCTGGTGGATCAATGATACTGATTCCGGTTTTGTAGTCAGCCATGACGGCTCGGTCACCACCTTTAAGGATCAGGAATCGGTCACAGGTTCCCCATGTCTCAGTGCCGTCTAGGGCAACCTCAACTTGGATCTCGTTTAGCTCCTCAGCAATCTCGCCGAAGTTAGCCATGAAGTCCTGTTCCATCTTAACAATCTGCTCGTAGATCTCATGCTCCTGTTCAGTATGGAGGGCCGAAGGGTCGAAGACTTCTAGAGCCTCGTGGATTCTGGTCCCCATCTCAGCGGCGGCGGATGTGCCGTCACGTCCTTGATAAGCAGCACAGGCGGCTACATACTTTAGGCTCGACGGAGAAAACTCCGCGTGGCCCCTACTTTGATGGTCCGGTTGGTTACTCATTATTTCCCATAAAGAGTTACCTCTTCTGTTACATCTTTCATAATAGCCTCAAGACCTTCACTTGGGAAAGAAACATCCTCTCCGTTTTCTACATAGTCCTTAAAGACTTTCTGATACCGCTCTCTACCGACTTCGATTAACCAGTTCCTAACTCTCCAATAAGAAGCATGAAGAGAAGATGAGGTATCGTGTTCTCGGTCAAAGTCTTCAACTGCTTTAGCTAGACCTTCACTAGCTTTGCCTAGAGAAAGAAGTCTATCTATATCTTTAATTGCTTTTGTTGACAGTTTCGTTTTATTAAGTTTCATAGTTTGTTTTTGTTTTTGTTTTTGTTTGTTTTCCCTTTCGAGTATTTACTATCTCTCTCTAGGAAAGAGTCGTGTTTTCTTGGGTATTGATCCCAAAGAATGCTGTAACCAGACCTAATTTGTTTCGTATCGGTTCTTTTTATTTTCATTATATTTCAGTTTTAGTGGTTGATTTGAAGTGAGCTGGAGAAGTTACTCAATACGTCCTTAGCGTAAGGAGTAGCGTGCCAGTAACCGACTTTATTTTTGACGCCCTCTTCCATTTCGACTCTGAGTTCTTGTCGGGTCAGGTTTATTTTTTGCAACGCAATCATCGCCCCATAAATTTTAGCGCGAGAAGACTTAAAGGCTTTACCAACTTCTCCCGTATCGACTCCATCCTTAGATGCGATATACGCAAGCATTGAAAGACGCTCTGTTTGAGTGATCCCTGCTTCCAGCAGGTGTGCTACGGACACCGCTATATTTTTTAATTGTGTCATGGTTATTTTTCTATTCGGCTTACGATGTCCTCGACTTTCTTCGTTAGTTCGTCCCGCCTACTAACAATCCGACTAATCGCTTTACTAAGCATATCAATCTCGTGACGAAGCAACTTAACTTCCATCTGTTCTTTGGGGGTTAGGTATTTTTCTGTTTTCATTGGTGTAGAGTATTTAGATTTTCAGACTTCTGCTCAACAACACGCATAACATGTTCCTCTATGGAGTCGCTAGCAACCAGAACTTTCTGAATGGCATCACTTTTTGCACCGTTGCGGTGGATGCGCCCTAACGCTTGCAGGTGATCTTTCACATTAAAGGTAGGTGAGATCAACGAAATCCGTTGGCGGTTACCGTTGATGTCGTGAAGAGAGATTCCGGTTCCGCCAGCAGCAGTGTTAATAACGAGAATGTGTTCTTCGTCCCTTTGAAAAGCGTCAATGATCTGTTGTCGATCCTCAACTTTCTGACCTCCTTGAATGCAAGGGCATCCTAGCAGTTCGCAAAGGACATCGACAGTGTCTGTAAAATTCACAAACAGCACAACACTATGGCCTTGCTCTACGTAATCTTTTGCCATATCAGCCATGTCCTTCGCTTTCAAGGACTCAGCGAGTTGTCTCGCCCGAAGTAAATTTACTAGACCCCAGTCACTGTCCTCAACAGTCCCGTTCTCTAATAGGTTGGTGATTATCTCAGGAGTTACTCCAAAGTCGCTGTAAGCCTTCGCGATCTTAGCGGCGGAACCAAAAGCTATTGGCTCAATAAAAACTCGGTTCTCTTTAAATGAATCGGGAAAGTCGTCTACCGTGAGCCGTTTGACATTCTTCCCATACATGACCTTATTAAGATCACTAAGTTTTGTTTTACGGCGCAGCTCCCATGCGTTCCACTGGTTTTGTAAACAGCCGTATTGCATCATCCAACTGAACCAGCTCTTGAGACCCTCTGATGCTTTGTTAAGATTATGTAGCCCTAATGCGAAACCGATTGGTCGCATCTCAGTAGGGTCTTCCGCAGCAGTGGCGGACATCGCATGAATTGAATAGCCTTGTGTAACGAGAGACACGAGAAGCTGCGCGTTCTGTGTATACGGCCCTTTACACTTATGGACCTCATCGACTAGCACTAGTGTGTCTTCTGGCAAGTGCCACGTCATGATCTTCTTGCCGCGCTTCGACATCCACTCTGTCTTTCCGGTCCTAATCTTTTCGTAGTTAAGAACGAAGATGGGTTCTATACCCGTCTCTTTAAGCTCACGCTCCCATGACGGGATCACTGCTTTAGGGCATAGAACGGCAACGGGTCTGTTTAAAACCTTAGCCAGATGTGCGGCCACTACCGTCTTACCAGTCCCGACATGACTAGTGTCTAGGGAGTTCAAATCTAATCTATGTTTTGCTAGAAAGAAGTCGAACGCCTCTTGCTGTTTTGGATATAGTGTCTTCATTTATTATTGTCTATACTCAGACAAATAATTGAAGCGACTTACTATGTCCAGAAAAATTTCAACTTTTTCTCCCACCCCAAATATACTGAGCAATAAGATAGGCGTCGATCATACCATCGTGAGGTTTTTTACACCTCTTGTTTGCAAGCCAGTTCTCTTCTGGCGCAAGTGAATCAGCCAATTCTAAAGCTGCTTCTTTGGTTTTTCCTTTAGGAGTCCGACCAAGCATATGCTTCTGCCACTTATGGACGCTCACACGTAGGACTGAGTAATCGTGTGACTCAGCCATACCTATTAGCTTACCAAAGCTAATAGCCATTGATCTAACAGCTTGGCTGCTTTTTGCATGGGCTAATGGTTCTTCGATTGCGAGATCGAATGGTGTATTAAAATCGAGGAGCCACTGGTTGATGGAACGGATGTCAATTTCTTTCTTCTTCGACATTTGAAGAGTCGGCATACGAATCTTGTCGATGATGCCACCATCAAATTTAGATATAGCGCAAAGTCCGCCATCTAACCCGTTGTCGATTCCGACAATCATCAAGATTTTTCAGGACAATAGAGATTGTCGCACTCCCCACCAGATACCGGATTGCTGCAAGTGCCACACTCACGCTCTTCACTAAGTAAGGCTTTCGCGAGGATAGAATAGTTCACAAGATCCTCACAGGCATCATCGACCGACTCGCCTGCTACCTTTAACTCACCGTCGTTAACGAATGATTTAATCCGCATCAACTTATCTTGCATTCTCAACAAGAGTCCGGTGACCGGATGGAGGCCAAGTGATTTAGCAGTCTTGAAATTGGCGAGTGCATCGACAGTGTTCTCACCACCGCAGTAGTCAGAGTTCTTTGCTCGCATAATTTCGAGCGTTTTCTTGCACGTCGATTCGTGTAAACGGAATAGGGTTTCGGGTTTCATTATTTTACTGGTATTGAATCTCCTCTGACCAGAAGACCGTCGCCCTCTGCTGGAACTAAAACTCTAATCCCTTTCGGCAGGGACTGTAAATAAAATACTTCGCGGGCCGTTGACGGCTTCACGCGATACCACAACCCGTCAGCGGTATCTACCGGAAAACGGAAATCCGCCCCTTCGTCTATTCGGGTAATAAATTTTGGCCCTACCTCTGGCTCACGGTCGTGGAACATTGTAGTAATATTAAATCTCGTTTCCGGTCTCCGCGTCAATCGTTTTTTTCTGCCTGATTGCGCCTCCGCCTTTATCTGCTTTAGAGTTATTCAGGATAGAAATATCAATTTGCATCTTACTACTACCGCCACCAGTTTTTGCGTTAAGACCTAAGTTACGTCTGATGAGCTGGTCAAGCTCTGACATCTCACGAATTGTCTTCGGACCACGCAGCGTTTTCATAGAGTCACGTAACAACTTAATTCCGGCTGCGGCAATGTAGTGCTGGTATTTATCAGCCGGAGAGTTCTGCGCCTCCGCGATTTCGTTGAGGGTAACGTCCTCTTGTTTGGATGCGCGGAACCTTTCTTCCACAATAGCTGAACTCATCGTCTCATTGAAGTGTTCTTCAACATCCTCTTTAAGCTGGTCCTTATCAGCATCTGATTTCAGATGTTCCTCTTTGATGTCTGTGTTGTGGATCAAGTTGTCGAGAACCTTACCATCTACTATATCACCGTTCATCTTAGCGGCGACTCCGTGTTTCTTTAACCACTTACGTATTGTATTTCGGTGGACCCCAATGTGTTGACCAATCGCACTATTACTGTAACCTTCTTTGTTAAGGCGCAAGGCTTCAGCCTCGCACTCTCTAATAGGTTTTTCAGACATCGATTTAATTATGCCCTCAGAAGCAGACAAGCGCAAGCGCGTTCTAGAGCCGCGCATCGACCCACAATCTAAGCAGATGGACGTAGGGGGACTGATAATCCCACCGACAAGTCTACTAACCTCTTTATTGTATGGCTTTGCTCACCACCCCAACGACAAGGCCAAAGAGTTTTATTTTTGGAGAGTATGCGATGAACTATGGAATAGAGAAGAACTGCCGGAGAAGATGATGGTCCGCCATCCTTGGGCAGAGCAGATGATTAGGTCAGCCATCAAACACAAGTATCTAGCGATTGGTGGTTCAGCCAGTAGCGGTAAATCACACACGATGGCCGCGTGGGGTATTGTCCAATGGCTCTGCCAGCCACGAGATACACTAGTCTTGATGACATCGACCACTTTACGGGAAGCACGAAAGAGGATTTGGGGTTCAGTTATGTCCTTGCTATCGGTGATCGACGGTGCGCCAATCAAGATACGGGACTCAATAGGAAACGCCGCTTATGTAGATGAGAACGGCACGCTTATCGAACGGGCCGGATTATCTCTGATCGCGGCGGAGAAATCCAAAACACGCGAGGCAATAGGCAAGTTTATTGGTATAAAGCAGAAGCGTGTAATTATGATTGGTGATGAACTTTCAGAACTTTCTGAAAGTATCTTGCAGGCTGGTCTGACTAACCTATCTAAGAACCCCTTCTTCCAGATGATTGGTATGTCTAACCCGAATAGCCGATTCGACGCTTTCGGCGTGTGGTCAGAGCCTAAGAAAGGCTGGGAGTCCATAGACACGCAGACCGCTGACAGGTGGACCACGAAATGGAAAGGACACTACCTCCGACTCGATGGGGAGCGCAGTCCTAATATTACGCTAGGAGAGGTTAAGTTTCCTTGGCTACCGACCGCTGAGAAGCTGGCAGAAGACAGGGCGTTATTGGGTCCAGAGTCCAGAGGATACATGCGAATGGTTCGCGCCGTCTTCTTCGACTCTGACGAAACAACCGGAATCTACTCAGAAGCAGAGCTTATCAAAGGCGGGGCGATGGGCGAGGTCGATTGGGCGGACAAGCCGACTGTCGTTGCCGGAGTCGATCCGGCTTTTACTAATGGTGGCGATAGGACTATTATGTATACAGCAGAAGTCGGCTACGCTCGAAACGGCCAATACGTCTGCAAGTTAGGAGAAGCCATACACCTCAATGACGATGCCACAAACAAAGCGGTTCCCCGAACATATCAGATTGTCCACCAAATTATCGATCACTGTAAACGTAGGAATATCTCTGCTAACAATGTGGCTCTCGACTCGACCGGAGCAGGTGCGCCCTTCTGCGACGTTCTGGCTGGTGAGTGGGAGAGTTCGTTCATGCGCGTTACCTTTGGCGGGAAAGCTTCCGACAAACGAGTCAGCATGAACAGCCAGCTCACCGGAGCAGAACTCTATACTAATAGAGTGTCAGAACTTTGGTTTGTCGGCAAAGAACTGCTTCGGACACAGCAGATATATGGGGTAGCTGCGGATTTAGCTAAGGAAATGTGCGCCAGAAACTACGATATGACAAAGGGAACAGGCACGCTGAGAGTGAAAATTGAATCGAAACCGGAGTTTAAAGCTCGGTTCGGTCGTAGTCCTGACTTAGCTGATGCGGCGTTCCTTGCTCTCGATTGCGCTCGCCAGCGTTTAGGACTCGTGGCTGTTGACCCACCGAAAGACGAAAAGGGTGCGGGGTTCAGGAAACAGGTTACAATTAAAACTCTTAGTGGCGCACTTAATAATCCTGATACCAGTTTACTCAGTTAAAAACTTTCTCGTAACCTCTTTGGTATTTATAACATATACAATTAGTACTCAAGTATATAGAGAAAAGTTTTTATACAAGAATCCCGAAGATTGACACTTTTCCCTAAAACCTGTATCTTCTGCCTGTGGCGAACAAACGTTTCAAGAGGCTCCCGTCTGGCCGTATCCAATACCACGGTGAGACGTTCGCTGGCTTTAATAAGCCTAAACGCGCCCCTAAAGGATCTAAGAAGAAGTTTGTCGTTTTAGGTAAAGAAGGCGACAAGATCAAGAAAGTTGGTTACGGTCACCGAGACTACAGTGATTTCACGAAACATAAGAATCCTAAGCGTCGGGCGAACTTCAGAGCCAGACACAACTGCAAAACTGCAAAAGACAAAACAACCGCACGCTATTGGGCGTGCAAAAAACTTTGGTAATCATGGCGGAAAAAGATAAATATTATAAAGATGCTGCGGCTAAAGATGCCGAAGCGAAGGATATACTAACCAGTTCCCGCATAACTTCTCAAGGTCAAAGAGATAAGTTAAGTAGCATCTTGGCTGGTAGAACCAAGGCTTTTGAAGAGCGCAGGAAAAAAAGTGAAGAAGAGGACGCCGCGAGGAAAGCACGTCTTAAACAATATGAGGAACCCGAGAAACCCCTTGATTCATATGATCAAGGTATGGCTGAGTTAGATGCAGCTTTTGACGCGTCAGCCGCTCGTGACAGAAAACTTGAAATAGATAAAAAAACAAGTATTGCCTCCGAGCTTAAAGACTTATCGAAGCGGGGGGCTTTGACCTCCGACCTCCTAAAAGGTTCTCGCAAAAAAGCAATAGATGCTGGTATATCTGAAGATCAGTTTAACACGTTCTTAGAAAAGAATAGCATCCGCGAGCGCGGTTCTGCGTTTTCTTTTAAGAAACCTAAGAAAGAGAAAGGGGCAGGGCTGTTCGACCAACCCGCAGTAGACCCAACATCAGCAGCCGGAGCGGCCCAAAACGTCATATATCAAAAAGAGTTCGGGACCGGACTTGACGCATTAGCAGCCATGCAAGACCCAAATTACGTGACAGGGAGTGGGTCTGCCCTCCGCCAGCCCTCTCGTCGTATTAGCCCTGCTAGTGGGAGGCTTCGCAGTGCGTCTCGTCGCCTGACCGGACCTGCCGCGCAAAAAATGGCTTTATTAGGTGAGTTGGCCCGTGTGAACGAGCCTTCTATCGACACACGCGCTTTACGAAAAAGTAGGATGGATTCACGAATGTTAGCCGCTGAAGAAGCTAATAAGCAAAACAAAATCGCGTCAGGTTCTAAAAACATGTTTGACGCGATGGGGGTGAAGGAGCCAAAATCGAACGACTCCATCGAGCAGCCTAAGAAATCGGGAAAAACCCCTAAAATAGAGGCGCGGGAGCGGGACGGAGACCAAATAAAAAAAGCTCCTCACCTACGAAAAGAAGTTGACCCCCAGATTTTCAAGAACCTCCCTCGCATCAAGAACCTCCCTCGCACGTTCCTTCATGACAAAGCGATTCCACTTGATGAAGTGGGAAAGAGAGAGCAAGGGCCTGTTTATTATGCTAAAGATGGTAACGAAATGATATTCAGTGAATATCAGACTATGGAATTTAGGGATTCAAATGGTAATGGTATCGAAGATCGTAGAGAAGGTATTTACCGTAAGAGCGACTACATAAAATAACCCAAAGGCCCACGTCCCAGAGGCTTATAGTTTATATGATTAATTACAACCAAGACATCGCACCACTCCGCCAGCAGTATTTCCCAATGCTGATGGGGGAGAGAGGTTTCGACCAAGCGATGAAATATCGTCAGGAAGTCATCATGCCGATGCAGGTGCATACTATGAAGATGCAATCGCATGCTATGTCTATGCAGGCGCAGGATCTTGCCAACGAAAAGCTGAAGTTTGATCTGATGCAGTCTAGGCAGAAGGCTAAGTCCCAGCTTGATTTCATGGAGAAGCTACCTGACTTGATGAGTCGGATTGAGGGCATCACGTCTGACCCTGAAAAAGATTCTTACACAGCGACTAAGGATTTGATTGGCCTACAGATGGAGTATCTACCGTCTGCACAGCATAACCCTCTTATTGGTAATCTGTTTAACTTTGCAGGTAACTCTATTAACGTAGATCGTATTCGGCAAGAAAAAGAAGACCGTAAAGAAAAAGAAGCAGAGTCCCGAAAGTTTGGTCGTATGTCTCAGCTAGCTCAGGTGGGAGCTGTTGACGCTGTAATAGCTGCTGCTGGAGAAGAAATAGATCCAGAAGAACAGGACTATGTGAGCCTTGCCCAAACGTATAAGAGTGCAGGAGCTGCAAAAACAAAAGCAGCAGCCGACAAGGCAGCAGCAGCAGCCGAATCTGCGGCTATAGGTAGGGCATCCTCTACTTTTAAATCGTATGAGTCTGCATTACGGGGTATGACTGTTAAATCCACGCAGACAGACTGGTCAAACATGACTGCACCTACAGTGGGGGATATTAAACAGATTAGTAATCAAGTCTCTGAAGGTTTCGATATTGGAAAAGCTAATAAACAAGAACTAGCAGCGACTTATATAGACGTGATGAGGAGATTCGGTCGCAATCCAGATAAAGCTCTTGTTTTAGAAGCGGCGGAAAATGATACAAAAAATCTTTATAGAGAAACTTTAGAGAAAGTCTTAGAACAGCAAAGGCTTTTTGGCCAATATGGCCAACCTGAAACGACAAGTAAAGTAGATACAATCTTTAATACCTAAACACCACTTAAACTACAATCCAAACCTTTTCAGCTATGACTGATTTGAATTCTTCCCTTACCGACTTCGATAAGTCTCTAATCACAGAGACTCCAAAACCGCCCGAACTTAAACCCTTTTCTGTTTGGTCAGAGGAGAATCAATTAGCTGAAGCTGACCCTCAGAGCTACGTCCAATATTCGGATTACGTTCGTGAGGGTTACCTCGATCAAGGAGCCTACACTCCTAATATCGAAGAAGAGATAAGTGGATCACTGAATTCTAAGTTAGCTGATTTCGGCGTAGTTGATGAGGAGGGCGTCCAAGCCCTCACCGCTACTAAAGAGCCGTCGTTTGAAGAGAAGTTTGAGTATGTCCGTTCTTCAATAAATAGCGACGAAGAGGATTGGAAGACCCTTACTGATTACAAAGCAGGTAATGAAGTCGTCTCCGCTGGCGGGACTGTCAAGCCGTTCCAAGATAAAGTAGCTGGTCTTAAAGAAAGATCTGAAGAAATTGTTAACCGCCGTTACAACGACGTTAAAAGATCTTTGGTGGAGAGTAACCAACTCCCACTAGCTTACGTCACTAATGAAGAAGGCCAGCGCGAACTATTAGTCGGCGACGCCGCGGAGAACATGACCGTGACTCAGGCGATCAAAGCTTCTAAGATTGGTGGTGTGTCATTTAAGGACGGTCTGGTAGCTCAGAAGCTTCTTTCGCCTATCGCAGGTCTTGATATTAAACTTTACAAATTCAAGAAGATCACGGAGATCTCTGAAGGTATCGCTCAGTTAGCTCAACAAGACGCCTCTGTTGCAGAACACGTTACTGGACACACACGCCAACTCGCCAGAAAGGACCGCAGTGCTTTTGATTCTGTAGGGGCCACTATTACTCGTGGAGTTAGCGATCTATTGACATTTGCTGGTGTTGAATCAGAGGAGAGCAACGCCGAAAAACAAAGGATATTCTTAGCCAGCCATGAATCTTTTGACAACACTGTCGAGTATATCACTGAGAAGCTGAACGCCTCAGGAGCCAATTACAATACTAAAGACGTTCGTGATGCTTATGAATCGCACGTTATTAATGAAGGAGCCAAGCGTGGGGCGTTTAAACTACACCAAGACCCGTCCGAAGCGGGGAAGAACCTTTATAACACTGCTCTTGGCCCTGTCCTGAATCCCGCAGTATTTGCCCGTGAAGAGGATATGGTTAATACTCTTGCCGCTCATCCTGAACTTACGGCGCAGCAAAAAGAACTTTTTACCAAGAACCGTGTTGATGTCCTTAAACAAAACTTTGCTAGTTACAGTAAGCTCTTATCTGAATCTGCCGTTGGTGATGAGTGGACAAAAGCTCTCGTAGCCGGAAGGCAGGCTGGAAGAGACGACTTAGATGTATTCGACGAGTTTGTTGCTAAGGACGAGAACTTCAATGAGTTCACCGACAGTGTTAAAGGAATCGCCTACTCTGTATGGGATTCTGTTGCCAGCCTCCTCTACATTGCTCCTGCTGTTATGGGAGCTGACTGGGCTAAAGACGGACTTGCTGATGCGAGTCAGAGACAATCGGATCGCCGTGAGGTCGCACAGATTTTTGGTGAGCAATACGGTTTGTTCCAAGACGTAGCCGAAAGCGTCGCTCCCCTTATTGTGGATGTAGCTGCTACGACAGCCTTGTCCACGGTCACCGCTGGAGCTGGTGGCGCAGCTTACTTGGCTGCAAAAGGCGGGGCGCAGCTCACCGCGAAGGGTTTAGGTAAAGCACTTACTAGTAATGTACTTAGAGCTACCTCTGAAGGTCTTGAGAAAGTGGCGGATAATGCTCTCGCTAAAGGTCTCATCAAGAAGTCACTGGAAAAAGGACACCGTGACAAGACCATAGAAGCCCTTGAACTATACAACAGTGAAGTCGCTAAGAAGTTTGGCGTAACAGTTGGAACCTTCGTCCCAGCAGCAACCCGAAGCGGTGCGATGAGTTATGGTTCCCTTTACAACCAACTACGTAAAGATCCTGACCTTACTGAAGAGGAAGCTCATGACAGAGCATTAGGCTTCGCCCTTACCTCTGGCGCAATCACAGGTGTGATCACATCTAGTTTCAGTGCGTTGGGACGTGGCGGTGTTGAAGATGCCTTACTTAAAGGCATGACCTTTAGAGAGTCTAAAAAGCTTTTCCAAGCAATGGGGAATACGACAGGGATCGCCGACGAGACCGTCGCCGCCGCTATGAAAAAAGTAGTGGGTGATTCCATCAAGAAGTATGGGGCTACTACTCTCGGAAAGAAGGTCGTAAAGAATGCAGTCGATGAAGGTCTTGAAGAAGGTGTTGATCAACTGGTTAACTCATTCGTTGAAGACGTAGCTCTCAATCAAGACACGCCGATGCTTGAGAGAATGAAGCAGGTGTGGCACGCCGCACAAGTTGGTGGTATTCTTGGTGGCGGTGTTCCCGCTGTTCAGGCCGCTGCGAGCCGCTTAGGAGTGACTCCGATGGATCAGCTAGAGCAGCGTATCCGTGTGCAGAATGAGTTCGTTCAACAAGTTTCTTCTGAGCTTGAAGGAACTGGTAGCCCACTTGCTGCGAGACAAGTTCGTGAGATCATGATGTCCCGTGTCAGGGGCCGTAGACCTTCTGCACCTGAACCTGAAGTTCCCGATACTTTAACTATTACTGAGCAGAAAGTAAAATCGGAACAGAACGATAAAAGGACTCAAGAGATCGCTCAAGAGATATCAAAACTAGATGACCAATCAACCTTACCTAAGAAGGCGGAAGAAAGGGAAGCTGAAGTTTCCCAACGCGCACAACGGCGAGTGGAGTTGGAGCAAGAAGGTGTGGCTCTATCGGAAGAACAACAAAACCTCAGAGCTTTGGAGGAAGCCCCTACTACCTTTGGTATTCCTCCCGCCGATCAGAAAGTAACTCCAGAGGCGTTTATTCAGTCTCTAAACGAAGCTAGCCCACTTGACGTGGAGACTGCTTTTGAAAACATCCGCAACCAGCAGAACATATCGTTTAATAATAGTGAAGACACTACGGTTCTTAAAATTGAGGATACTGAAGCCCCTCCAGCTACGGAGACTCCTTTTGATTACGGTGTAAAGACTCCTAGAAAGATTAGAACTTATTCTGGTCGTGCTGATATCGACTTTACTAAAGAACAAGCTAACGCTGAGTCCGCTGGAGTATCTCTTCAAGGCGAGTCCAGAACTAATATTGGATCACATAATAGTAGCAGTCGAGGCTTCAACCCATCTGTATCGAAACGATATTCTTCTAGACCGACATCCGACACACTTAGGTTTGATGATCCCCCCTTCAGTGGGACAAATGCAAAAGAGAAAGCGATCAAGCTTATTGACTTTGCAATCGCCAACGGCTTTCCAGTTAACCTCGACCCCAACGTAAACTACGGGTTACCGCTGCCGTCTGAAGCATCCCGCCAATCTGTATCAGAGTTTGTATCATCTGCTGTTTACACAGCCTACCCTAAACTCGCACCTCCGAAGAACGCAAAGCCTTACACTAGTAAGCAGACCGCCAAGACTTACTTCGATCCCGTATCCGGTAAGACTGTACGGCAGAAGGTTAAAGGTTTTGTTGATGAT